CTTAATCTTTTCTGCCATTCCCTCTTCATCCATGATACCCCAAAGATTGTCCTGAGTGTCCATGCCCACCATGTACTCCCAGCCAGTCACATCTTCGTAGATTCTATCATAGTCTTCGCCAGTCAAATCCATAGGTCTTCGTATATTCAGGAAGCAAGGAACCACATTAGACTTTCCGCCACGGTGTCTATACGAATTGGATGCAAACTCCTCAGCCAAGCCCTTATCAGGAGAGAAGAAGAATCCCTCAGCCTTCACCTTGTCTTCAAGCCCCATGATAAAGCGGACACCTTCCTTCTTCTCAAAGGTGTTGAATTCGGCACTTCTTCCATGCCAAACCACCATAGGTTCACCATTCTCATCCACCACCTTGGAAGCATTCTCAGGGTCATTCTCCCAATCACCGAACCAGTTCTTGAAGTTTGTAGTACGGACGGTTGCCCATTGTTCAGCATCCAGTTTGGTCTTCTCACCATTAGGAGCAGTCATATAGGTTCCGTTTGCCTTGGCATCAGCCACAATCTTCTCCTTTTCTTCTTTTAGAGAGAAACGGATATTGTCGCTACTATTGATAGCTTCATTGAAGGCACGACTGCGGTCTCCTTCCTTATTAGGGTCGTAGTCAAACATCGGTAATCCAGCATTCTCTATGCCCTTGCGTACATCTTCGCCCAAGTTATCAGGAACAACGGCAGCAGCAAACTCGTTTAGACGGAGAGGTCTGTTGTACTTAGTCTCAAAGTACGCACTCTTCAACTCTGTCTGTACTGCACTCTTCAAGGCATTCAGTTTCTTCATGAAAGTAGGAGTAAGAGTAATTCCATATTCTTTCTTGGCATACTTCTTAGGGTCAGCCTGCAATACAATATCGTGAAGTCTCTGCTCGCCATAGAACACATCATCATATAAGAACTTGGCAAGGTCATAATAAACATCACTCCATTTCTCGTAAAATTCTTCCTTATCCTCGTTAGAAGACAACTTATCCTTGTTGGCACGCATTTCGTCAGTAGAGTCAACACGACTGGCTATCTTGGCAATGAAACTACCAAATGAGGTGTATTCGCTTCCATTGGTCTGTCCACCTGATTCTTCCCTCATAGCCTTTGAAACATTTTCAAGAGTCTCAGGCACATACTTTCGTGTGCCATCAGGATTGTAACCACGGAATATACGGTTCTTGGTTCCAAACTCATCCAATTTCTCCTCCTGCCATCTTATATAATCGTCATACAGACCATTCTTGTTGACGTAATTGCTTGCCTTCACCTTAGACAGATAAAAGTCATACTTCTTTGTGTCGTTGTGCTCCTTAACCGTCTGTTCAACAACCTTCTTAATGTCCTCAGCCTTTGGCTTACCATTCTTATCAAGTAAGGTTGGTGCATAGTCACGCTCAAAGATTTCCTTAGTCTGTTTCCTTACTTGTGGGTTGATAGGGCTAACCTTATTACCTGTCTCCTCATATATCTTTCTTCTGACCTCCAAAGAAACCTTTTCCCATGTAGGGTGAATAATAGTATGCTTAACAAGGCTTGTAACCTTTTCATTCAGTTCAGAGTCATTCTGCATGCTGCTCAGAATATCCTCGGCAGTAGGATGGTCTCTGATAATCTCCTTCCAGCGATAATCAACTTTGGAATTGTACTCCTTAATATCAATACCCTTTTCTTTTAAGTACATCAACTCCCAAGCAGGAGCATTATTGTTGCTAAGGGCTTCTTCTGCCTGCCTCTTAATCTCTGCCTTGTCAGCAGCAGGGTATTCAAGACTATCAACCCAGTCCCTGAACTTTTGACTACCTTTTTCGCTCATTTGTCGCTCTACGGAAGGATAACGCTGAGTGTAGGCATCAGTTATCCAAGTGCCACCAGTCTTGCCTGTACGCTTATCCACAAGATCAGAAGGAGCGATGAAGGAAATCTCTCCAAAGTTATCATGAGCACTCTTGCTTGTATCTATCACTGCCAAAGAAGGGTTGGACAAACCACCCAGCTTCAAAGCCTTTCTCAGCTTCTCCTCAGTAATGTTATGCACTCCTGCAAGAGTTTTTTCGTCCTTCAAAGAGAAACGAGGTTCTGCAACAGACTGCGCTTGCGAGAACTTTACTTTAGCATAGTCTGCAAATGGCTTTAGCTTACGATTGCTCGTATCAAGCCACTTATCGAACTCAGCCTTACTTGCTCCAGTAATATTGCCAAGACCTTTCCAACCCTTACTATAGTTTGCGAGATAAGCCTTTTCTGCATCATCCATAGAGTCATAGCCGTACATCACCTTATGCTCGTCAAATGAGCCATCACTATTCACTTGGTCAACGACAAACACATCACCATTCCAATTATCAAGGTCTGCCTTGTCATTGATAAACATATCCAGATGATCACCATCCTTACCAAACTTACCACGGATATATCCATAGGTATCGTGCATGGTTACTTTCCATTCTTTACCATCGGCATCCTTTCCTGAGCGAGTTGAACCCTTTGGATTTTCTATAGTGTAATCGTAGCCACCGAACTTGATGTGCCCCTTCTTGTAGTTGCCACTCTCCTTCTGTGCGTCAGATGGATTGATTTCTGTCTCGTCAATAGCAGACTTCAAACGGAGAGAGAACTTGGTATGCTGAGTAATTTTCATATCCTCAGGATTGAAAATAACATAGTTGGTATCGCCTTCCTCTGCGCCACCTTGGATAGTACCAGCAGGATATTTAATGCCAGTAAAGCCAAGATAAGAGAGGAACTTGCTTACTTCCTTTGGCTCGCAACGCATCATCATTGGAAGAACTGCTGCATATACATCTTTAAAAGGCAAATCCAGTTTGAAACCTCTATTTTCCCAAGATGAAACATCAACACCATTCTTAGCCAAAGCATCACGAATAGCATTTATCTGTTCCTCATTCAAAGGATTTTCCCAATCAAGATAGTTGCCGCCATTGTCATCAGGTATATCAACCTCATAGAGATTACGTTTACCATCATTAACAGACTTCCAATCAGATGGTTTTGTACTTTCAAACCATTCCAACATCTGTTTCTTACGAGCATTATCCTTGTCGGAATTATAGCCATTCTGCAAGAACTCCTTAACATCATCATAATCTCTCTGACCACCATTAAACAAGCCAGCAACCACATCAGTATATTCATGAGCGTTATTACCAACATATTCTACATCTTGATGAGGAGCGTTAGCATCTACAAGATTCGCATAGCTCTTACCAATCTTCTTTGATGATGTAACATAGCCGCCCCAACCGAATACTTGGGAGCCAGCACCCTCGCCCATATGGGCGAAGTCAAACTCTGTGAAGTCAGCACCGCTACCATGATAGACCTTCAACGAGAACTTAGGAGCATCAGCTATCTCCTGATTGATGCTGTTCACAACATCATCAGTAACTATATCGCCCTCCTGAATCTGCTGAGGTTCACGACCAGCATTCTTCACAAGTTCCGCTTGCTCTGCTCTGGTCAAGATACGGTTCACCTTCATCGCACCAGTAATCACCCAAGGGTCAGTCTCAGGGTTCGGGTTGGTACGATACATATAGAAGCCATCAGTAGGCAGATGTTTCAAGCCAGCGAGTGAATGCTGATACTTGCCCGATGGATTGATACCCTCTTGGCGAGCTTCCTCCTGATAATCAACGTCAGCAGCATACTCCACCTCAGCAAAGACAAAGTTCTTAGGGAAGAGAGTCTTGTTTCCATCAGCATCCTTGCGGTTGAACTGAATAGCGTAAGGAACTACACCAAGATGCCAGCCTGGTCTATAGGCTAACTTACCGCTACCGCCTTGTGTACCCTTGCCGCCCTGCTTAACCTGAGGTCTGCCAGTCTTGCTTTCTCCTGCAATAGGAGCAGCATCAGCATCAAGCCATACACCTACTGGCGTAGCAGCACCATCAGGGTTCGCTACCATTGGTGGATAGAGTTTGCCATCCTTCAATACGAACACCTTGTAGCCGATACCCTTCTTCTTAGGTTCAGGCTTTTGACGGAGAGAGAAGGAAACATCTTCGCCAGTCTCAGGGTTCTCCACCCGACCATTTGCAGTCTTCACATAAGCCTGTTCAATAGAACGAAGAATCAGGTTCATATCATCAGAAAGCTCTATTCCACGAAGAGCCATCAAGAATCTGTTTACAATCTCATGCAATTTAGCAAGTAAAGGATGAGACATTTTTAGCAAGAGTGTATGAGCATAGTTTGCGTCTCTTATCCACTTGCCCAACTGGTCTGCAACAACCTCTTCCTCATAGGCAGTTCTACCGCCATTGTAGAATACGTTATTTTTATTGTACAAAGACGTTATTCTATCTGTCTCACTATTGAACGCATCTTCTCCCATCATGTCCTTTACAAGGGTCTTCAGCTCATCATAAGCAGCAGGATTCTTTGTTCTCATTTCGTGCGTCATTTCGTGCCCGAAAATAAATTGAACGCCTTCTGTAATGGAAGAATCCAATGTAAGATATATTGTATTGGTCTTATCATCAAACCATCCGTTTGCATTCTTATCTGAGTACTGCCATTGAACATTAGCACCCATCATCTTTGCTAACTTCTCTAATGTCTTGCGAGTCTTCTGCCCTATTATATTGTCAACGACCTTCATATCATCAACCTTATTCCTCTCTACGTCAGCAGCACGCTCAGATGGTGTCTGTTGTTGGCCGTTATCCTTAGCAGAGAAAGGAAGGTCTTCATCGGGTCTCTGCTCACCGAACACCTTATTCTGTTCCTCAACCTTCTTGTCAACAAACTCCTTAAACTCTCTCGCTGTATCTCCATCATAGAACATAGCACCTTCTGTTAGTTCGCTATTCATATCAGCAGAGTGTTTAAGGTCACGACCTACATTAAATTCCTCTTGTAGCTTCAATAATTGCTCACCTTGTACGTTGTCAGGGAAATAGAATACCTGATTAACATCCTCGCCAACATCAGGAACCAACGTACTGACACCGAAGCCATCCTTACACATCACGAACAAATCAGCGTAGCTATTCAGCTTAGATGTAGGGTCTATCTCTAAACCTTGTCCCTTTGCCCAGTTAGCAAGTTCTATGACATTCTTATTGATAGGTTCGCCTTCATTGTCAAAAGCAGGGAAACCTAATTTCTCGCCATCTTCCATAGCTTTCTGCTGTTCATGGGAAAGTTCAGGAGCATTTCTGTTCTCATTCGTCTTCTCTTCCTCAGCCTTTTCCTTCTCCAGTTCAGCCTTTTTCTTTTCTTCCTCCTCCTTAGCCCTCCGTGCTTCGGCTGCGTCTTCTTCCTGTCTCAGTTGCTCCTCCAACGCACTCTCTGCAAGTTCGATACGCTGATTCATGATATAATCTCTCGCTTGGAATGCAGTCTGACCGCTTGTAATAAGACTGATCAAGGCATTTCTTATCTCCTGCGTGTCCGCACTCTCCAGGTTGGAAGGTCTGTTTTCCCATAGCCTGTGTACTTTTTCGTCAATAGTCATACCCTTACCTTCGGCAGCAAGCCATCCCAACTTAGCAAAGTCAGAACGAGACAAACCTGTCTCCTGTTGTACTCCCTTTGAATTATCGTTGCCTTCATAGTTCAAGCTATATGGGCCGACATTGGCAGCAACATACTCATAGACAGTATTAGGAGTATCATTGAACACATCAATTCCTGTATCATCATACAGACGATGAAGCAACTTGCCAACCGTCTCATTCCACAAGTCACCAGTCCGCTCAATCCATTCTTCGCTATTCTTCAATCGAGCGAACTTTCTTCTTGCCTTCTCAATAAGGCTCTTTCTGCCCTCAGGAGTATTCTCTTCCTTAGCAAGTTGTCGCTCATTATAAGCATCACGGATAGCGATAGCAGAGTCATAAGCCGCCTGAGCGTCAGCAATGGCCTTCTCCTTAGCATCCTTGGAAGCCCTCTGTTCCACGAAAGTCTTACCCTTTACGGTCATATTGTTGGCCTTGTCGAGCGCCTTCTTTGCATCAGAAACATATCCAGACACGATACCTTCTGCATCCTCATCAAACTGAGTGTCATACAACTCAGCAGTCTGTGCGGCAGTCAGCTTCGAGAAGTCGGGATTGCCATCCTCCAGCATAGGTACGATAGTTCCGTCTTCAAGAGTTATGGCAGGAGTCTGTTCTTCATTAGGAGCCTGTTCGGTTGCAGTAGTCTCAGTAGATTCAGGAGCGTCAGCCTCCTCAGCATGTTCAGCAGCCTCTCCCTCTATTGTCGGAGCTTCATCCTCTATCTCGCCTCTATTCTCTCCACTATTATCCTCTAACATTGAGGAGGTGAATGCTTGCTTATACTCATCAAGCGACATAGGCTGTGTGGCTCTCACATCTTCTTTGTTCACAGCATGAGGAACAATAGTACCATCACTCTTCATCTCTACTACCTTAGCCTTAGCACCAGCGTCACGAATGAGGAACAATTTAGATCCAGGATATTTAGTGTTGCCATCCTTGCCGAGTACGTCAACAAGTACCACGTTGCCATCATCATTAAGAATCTGATTGAAGTCAAATGAAGGTTGGCTATCTTCCGTCTGTTCTGTATCATGAGTCTGCTGAGCATCACGTTCCCTCTCGATCTGTTCACGTTCAGCCTTGGCAGCTTCCAGTCTCTTTTGGTCTTCCAAGTCTTTCATCTTCTGCAAGTCTTCAAAAGAGTATGGTATCTGTACGTTTTCGCCCTTAACAAGTTCTGTAGGCACATTTCCATCAATAGTGATCATAGCCGTACCATCACCATTGTCGGCCAACACCTCGTAGGTATGTTCTGTTCCATCCGCATCGGTAACAGAGAACTGGGAGCCAACTTCTACAGTTCCGTCAATGATACCAGCCACTTCCTTGATAGCATTCTCTTTCGCATCAGCTACGGCCTGAGCCTTCACTTCATCAGCAGGAAGTTCTTCTCCAAGTTCAGCGAACATCGACGCATCAGCATGTTCTACACTATTCGTTGTCGGGTCAAAATAGAGAATCATATCATCGCTGTTGCTTACATCAATGGAGCCATCATCATGAGTGGCAATATTACCACTGATAATATACACACCATAGTCTTCTGCACCGCCTGATGCTTTGATAGTAGCGTTACGGACGGAGCCACGACTCTGGTCTGTGTACATATTCACTTTCTGTTCTGCCTCATGAGCAGCAAGATCAACCTTGTCTTGTGCATCATCAACCACACCCTGATAGCGAGCGGAAGACAACTGATAGTCATAGATAGCTTGGTCAAGTTTGTCGTCCTGCCCTGTCATGGATTCAAGCTCCTCGTCACTCATGCCAGATAGCTGTTGTTCAGAGATATTCAATGCTGCTGCAAGAGTCTTCGACTGGTCTTCATGCTGAATCTGAATATCATGCTTGT